CTATAGGACAGCTTTTTCGAATAAATCGATGGCTTCTTTCTTTGATTCCTGATCCACATGAATATAAACCTTGGCAGCTGTTTCTATTTTAGTATGACCCATAAGTTTAGCAGCTGTTTTAAGTGGCGTACCTTCGCGTGCTAATATAGAACAAAATGTATGGCGCAGTCCATGGAAGTTGATGACGGGTGAAATACCTAATCTCTTTTGATACCTTTTCCACCGTGCATTCATATGATCTCCACGTATAGGCGTGCAGTTATTTGATGTAAATAAATAGTTATTAGGGCTAAAGATTATCCCTAAACGCATATGTTTCTTCTTCTCTTCCAGAATATGCGCTTTTAGTGGTTCTACTAAGAATTTTGGTAGTGGCTGTAGACGGACACTGGCTTTTGTCTTAGGGGGATTAATTTGGACGATTGTGCGCTTAATACCATCTTTATCTGGATGGGATACCCGGTTAAGAGACTTATTGATATTAATGGTCAGATTATCGAAATCAATATCATTATGGGTAAGAGCGCAGAACTCACCTTCTCTTATGCCAGTAGACAGATTAAATACATAAATAAATGACGCTGTAGGATTTTCTTTATAAGCGTTCATCAGTGTAGTAACACCAGTCCTACTTAAACTCTTCTCATCTTCACTTCTGACTGGCTCATGTGTCCTAAGACTTACATTATCTAATGGATTAAATATGATTAAGCGCTCCTTAATACAGTACTTAAAAAATGTGGCCATAAGTAAGTAGGCACGCTTAGCGGTATAGGCACTCTCGATAGCATTTAAATGTCTCTGAATCTCCATGCTCTTAAGATGAACAAGCTGGGCACCATAAAATGAAGATGGTTTAATCCATATGCGGTGTAGGCTCTCATAGCGGTTATAAGTACTCTGAGATAGAGTGGGTTTATGAACATGGTCTAACCAGTCCTCGAAAAAATCACCGAAGGATACTTTTTCATAACCTGCTGTTAGGCCCTTATTAATACCATCCATATACTCATCACGTTTCTCAGTAGCTTCTTTTTTAGACTTACCTAAGAACTCTTTTCTTATTCTGGTTCCATCTGGTTTAAATCCTACAGTGGCAGTAATTCTATAATAGTCCATGCCGTTTTTCGTATAATTGGTTTTCTTAGCCATTTATTTCACCTCACATATTATGACTACCTGTATCCATGATAAAGATAGAAGGTAGGTTAGATAAAATTAGATACCTATACCGATCTAGTGGCCATGATAATTTCTCCTTAGCCATGAGTTCAAACTTATGGATCATGAAGTCTTCTGGTACCTCGAAATAGGTAGAGCATGTTTCTATAGTCATATGTTCCTGACTGCACAGTAGCTCTATTAATTCAGTAGTAGGTATCAAGTAATTGAGTGACCATCTAAGCGCCTTCTCTTCACATTTATCAACTTTCAGCCTATCAGAATATCTGGCATATTTCTTAGGTGTATTATTCCCTATAGTCGTAAAGTAGTGTCCCAGCTCTTCTGCCAGTATGATTTTATGTAGTATGTCATCATCAGTAATAGACTGATTAATGATAATTAAGTCCATATGGGCATCACCGTGGTAGACGCCGAGTAGGTGATGGGGGAGGTCTTGGTATTCTAGTATGATGTTACAGTCGTTAATTAATGTGTTTATGTCATGTAGTTTTTTCATAAATGCCCTCTTAAAATCCAAACGAACATGTGTTCTGTACTCGTAATTATACATGACAGATACTAATATGACAATATGAACTTTTACAGGATTTAAAACTACTCAAATGTATGGTATAATTGGGTAATCGAAAGTTGACAGCAGAGTAATTTTCAGCAAACCTTTTATTCAAAAAAGGTTTGTTTTCCTGATATATAGAAATGGTGAGAATATGGCATATAAAATTTTAGACTATAAAAAAGAATATAAAGGTGTAATGGTATTTAACAAGAATAAGAATGTGAAAATTCATCGTTGGTATCCATTTGTAGAAGGTTACTCAAGAGAATTTATAGAAAGTATTCTTGAAGAGTTAGACTATACGCCAGAGCATTGTGTTGAGCCATTCGCTGGAAGTGGTACGACAGGGCTTGAATTACAACATAAAGGCATAAAATGTTCATCATTTGAAGTGAGTCCATTTATGCACTTATTATCGCAAGTAAAAATGAGAAATGATTATGCTATCAAAGGATATCAAAGGAACTTAGAGAATTTAAGAGAGAGTTTGAATCAGGTGCCTAGGGATATTTTTAATCATATAGCATTACCTTTAAAATCAAAAATCACTTCTCTTGATGGCAAGACTAAAAGAGTGAATTATAGTCGTCCAGTTATGGAAGGCCTGTGTGATATAAAATATTGTATAGCGCAGGTACAAGATAAAAAATATAGAGATTTATTTACAATAGTATTAGGATCTATATTACAAGAAGTAGGAAACTTATATCGAAATGGCAAGTGCATGTCATATAAAAAAGAATTTCCGACCTATGATAGAGAAGACGTTAAGACCATATTTTTAAATAGATTAGATACTGAGATATTAGAAGATATTGAGCATATCGTTTCTATCAAGCATGATAATAAAGAAATATCTAATTGGAAAAATATCAGATATGGTGATGTAAGAAAGACTATAAAAAATATTGACGACCAGTCATGTGACTTAATAATTACATCTCCACCTTACTTAAATTCTAGAGATTATACAGATACGTATATGATGGAATTATGGGTGTTAGATTTAGTATCAGAATATGAAGATGTTAGGAATTTAAGAAAAAGAACTATCAGGTCACATGTTCAAATATCATGGGAAACCCCCGAAGCTCTTGATAATAAAATATTAAACGATGTAATGAAAAAGATTGAAAAGAATGAGGATGCATATTGGAACCGAGCAATTCCTAATATGATTGTTTCTTATTTTCATGATATGGATATGTTATTCGAAGAATTTAGCAGGATAGTTAAACCGGGGAAAAATGTATATTGGAATGTAGCTAATTCAGCATATTTTGGAGTAGAAGTACCAACAGATATCATAACTGCACAAATAGCAGAGAAACATGGATTTGAAATTATTGAGATTAGAGAAGCACGTGAGGTAAGAACTAGTAGCCAACAAAAGGATAAAGTAGGTAAGCTTAGAGAAAGTGTTACTGTAATGAGAAAACCCGACTAATGTCGGGTTTTAATTATTATCAAGTTCAATATAATAAGGAGTTTCAAATAAATCTAAATGCTCCTTATAATCTTCTTCAATATTATTCTCACAAAATTCTTTATTAATCGGTCGATCATCTTTTGAAAGTCGTGCGTCAAAGTACACTAAATTTGCTCTCTTAAAGTACTTTTTTTCGTGAGTTGCTGAGTTATGGATATATCTGAATAACTGATTGATATGAGAGGGCATATTTTTAATATCATAAGTTGTATGTGGATCGTCAGTATTAAATTCGCATGATCTTGATTGTTTAACAGATGTCCCTAACCATTTTACTTCCAATAGATAGTTACAATTAACATCTACACATATTTCAATGTCAAATCGATCACCATTAGGTTGTGTAGTTTGATTGAGTATATTTCCCTCAAGCTCTTGGCCTAAATATTTAGCTAAACTGTGATGCATATATTGCTCAGGTTTGTTTCTTAGAACATGTTTATAGTTTTTTTGATAATCATCATTCTTTTTTACATCAGGGTAGTGGTGTAAGAATGTGGTTTTCGGCTCAAAAAATAATTCTTTTTCTAACCTATTATAATTTAAATTACTTGCATAGCTACTAATTACATTATCAAGTTCGGAAATTGGCTTTTTTCCTGGAACTGCGATATTATTCAAAAAAGATCCATTTGAGTATATTTCCATTATTGGAGTTTCATTTAATTTGAATAAGTATATATTATCGAATGATGATTGTTCAATACAATCATAGGTTTCAAGATTTTCTCGATTTATAGAAAATCGAATTTCGTCTTCAAAATAGGAGATGTTGAGTTTATTATTTAAATGTTTAATAGCGTCAGCTAAATTAGAAAATAGATTATCAAAATTAAATTCAGCATAAATTGTTTCATTAATTAATATATCTAAGTCAATACAAATAATCAAAGATTTATGTATCTTTCTGAAATTAACTTCGTACCAACTAGTTATTTTTTGTAATAAATCAGAATACTGCAAGTTTTCTAAAGAGTATTCTTTAGTTCTATTTTCGTATTCTCCATAAACGTCACTTACGTTTATATTTAACTTAGAAAGTGGCATTATTTTTCACCTCTTTCGAGGTTAAGTGATTTCATCGCAAAATCAAAATACATTTTTAGATAACTATATTCTTCCAAAGTACTATTTCCGATGTTTTTTTCAAACTCATTCTTTAGTTCTGTTAAAAAATCGAAAGTCAAATTATTTTCAAAATGTATTTTGCTATTATTACTATCATAGTATTTTCTAAAATTGAGGTCCTTAAAAAGGAGATCATATATTTCGTATTCACCATAGTAGACCAATAAATTAGAAAGATTTTTAAAAAGTTTCATTTTCTCTTTATAATTAGGAAGTACAGTTAAAGATAAGTGGTCTACATTTGATCTAAAAGAACCATTAGATAAAATTAATTGGCCACGATCAACTAAATTTGAAGATACAAATTGAATTTCACTACATATTGGGCCAGCGGACTCTGGAGAAAAATCATAATAATATTCAACACGATTTTCGTTATTCAAAAGTTTGAAATAGATATTGTTATCGTCATCATTAGTGATGAAATTCATTGTTACTAATGAATAGTATATGATTCTATTGAACGATATATTATTAATTGGTTTCCAGTTTATATCTTGCAATATATCGGTTAAAATAAGTAAATCTGTTGCGATAGCTTTACGCTTTAGTGTTCTATAACTTGATTCTTTCATTTAAAAGATCCTCCACTTCCTTAGAAATTCTTTGTAAATCTTGATTTTGTCTTTGAACATTGTTTGTCCTGCCAACCTCATAAAAATTTAAAAAATTCACATTATTTGATTTTTTAATAAGATATTTTAAAAAGTCATTTTGATTAAAATTGGAAGTAATAATTAATGAGTTATTCTCTCCATTTAGAAAGTTTGAATATACACTAGCTGCATTTTTTTCAAACGATATATCTAAACTACTCGAAGGAGTTTCACAAATAAATAAAGAGCCCTTCCAATTAAAATGATTAAAAATTGAGAATCTAAACGACTGATCTATAAAGAATCTCTGTGATTCTGATAGCTCGTTTTCAAATATTCTTGGAATTTGATCTATAACCGGAACGAAAACTTTTTCAAATGTATCATTATCTAACTCATAATCTTCAACATAGGTTTTCATCTCTTCATCATTAGGAAAGATGAGCTCAGCGTGCATCTCTATAAAATTAAATACGTAATCTGAGAAAAAACTTGAAAGACTTAATGTTTCAGCAATTTTATATTTATTGATTTCATTGAGTACTTCAGAAGCTTCTTTTTTCTTCTTTTTACTTATTTTTTTATGCTCATTCATTTTTCTAGTATATTCATTAATTTCTAGTTCTAATGCAGTAGATTCATCAACTGTATTCGGTTTTTGTGCTAATTTTTCTGTTTGGTAACGAATAATGTTAGCTTTTGATTTATCAATTTCAACGGTTATATTATCAATAGCAGAGGAAGTTAAATTGATATCTTCAATAATGGATTCTAATGCTTTTTTGTTATTAGCTATTTTTTTAAAGCAATTATTAATCTCTGAATGGAGTGACGATAAATCTGCTGATTCTGATTTAACATCAGTTTGTAATTGAGAATTACATAAAAAGCAACTATTGGAATCTGTATGCTTTACATTATCTACATCTGTATAACACATTGGACAAACGTTATGAATTGTATAGTCTGAGTGGTATTTTTCATATTGAGGATTAATATTAGGTATTACTTTTGAGAAAGCATTATTGAGAGCTTCATTCCGTTGCTTGTTTAAGTCAACTTGTTTTTCTGTTTCTAATCGAATAGTTTTATTATAGGCTTCTTTTCTTAAATTATATTGATGCAATCCTAGGAGCAAATTTGACTGCTCTGATTCAAGTTTTTCAATAATTCTATTTTCCTTATCAATTAAATCTTCATAATTTATATTACTATCACTATCTTTTTTTATGGACGTTTTTTCTTTAAGCGTTTTCAATAATTTTTTCAGTGGTTTTGCATTTTCAGATTCGTGTCTTGAATTACTGTCATGAATTTTGGATTCTGCAATTAACTTATTATAACGATATTCCAATTCAACAGGCGCAGTATAGTTATTAAGTAACTCATTTTGTTCTTTATTTTTCCAAAGAAAAGTCTCTCTTCTTTCATCAAAAATTGTAACGTTTTTAATAAAATTTATAAAGTCATCAAAAGCTAAAAAACCAGTACTATTACATATCTCTTTTTCATATTGATAATAGATATAATTGTCGATTTCTTTATTTGTTTTCCGATCAAGTTCATACTTTTTTTGTAAGCGATTATTATCATTTGAAAATATTTCATCATTAATCTTGAACATAATAAAATTATGCTCATATAAACTTCTTTCAACTTCGAATAAAACAGAATTTATCTCAAATTTTAAGTTCACTTTTGCATTTGGATTTTGAGATAACATTCTACTTTTGAAATGTATTGGTGGTAGTTCAGATCTAGTAGAAGTCACTTTTACTTCAAATTCGTTATTATCAGTAAGCTCAAATTTTCTTCTACGATATTGAATTTTACCAGTATACGCTCCTACTAAAGCATATTGTAAGATTGATATGAATGTAGTCTTACCGGTTCCATTTCCTCCTATAAATAGATTTAATCCGTCGATAAAATTATAGTGTAAGGCATTACCATTATTGTATAAGTCATAATCAGTTATTGTTATACTTTTCAGTCTAGGGATATTTACTTTACCGCTCATTTGATCCTCCTTTTTATCTTGTTTTTTGACAAAAGCATTTATTGCAATCATATTAAATGCAGAAGCTTTACAAAATATCATTGATTTACAAAAAAATTACAAACAAACTATTATAAAAAACCCAATTAAGGGTTTTTGTGATGTTTCATATAAATTTATTTTATTCGAATGATTATCTTCTAAATATTATTAGTAGAGACAAATTACTGCTTATGTTTTGCTTTTAAACTTTTAATTAAATTTTCAACAATGGCAATATCCTCTTCATCCAATCCATCAACGCTAGTTGTGTGAAATGCTGTATGTTCAGTTTCAAATTTTCGATGCTTTGTTCTTCCTAACAAATAATCTACAGATACATCAAAAAAATTTGCTAAAGTATCCAGTGTTTCGGTATCAGGATTACGTCGTCCTTGCTCGTACATACCAATGGTACTAACAGAAACATCTAGAATTTTAGCTATATCAGTTTGCAATAAATTTAATTCTTTTCTCAATTCTTTTAATTTCTGTCCAAACATTCAAATACCTCACTTTTCTAGAATACATTATATCACAATAAGTGTGTTCTTTAATAGTATGTAACTGGAAATATAAAAATTTATATTGACAACCACACTTTACGTGTGCTAATCTTTAATCACACTTAAAGTGTGGTTGAAAGGAGGTCAATATGAGCAACAAATTAGTAGAGTTTAGAAGTGAAACTAATCAAACTCAGAAAGATGTCGCGGATAAAATGGAGATTTCTCTATCGTTTTATCAGAAAATAGAGAGCGGCGATAGAAATCCAAGCTACAATTTTTTATGTGTTTTCAAGAAAGTATATCCAAATCAATCAATTGAGGAAATTTTTTTTGGGGACAAAACACACTTAAAGTGTGGTTAAATAATATCAAATAAATTGATATTAAAAACTATTAGTTAATTCCAATATGAAATGGAGGTGCAAAAATGATTGATCTAATCAAACGAATGAAAGAATCATATCTGTCTACATCAGAAATGAACTCGTTGGTTTATAAACTGAGTAGCATGATTGATGTAACGGACTATAATTCTAAAGTTAAGCATGTCGCTAAAATAGTAGCCAAGGTTAATAGAACATCTATTGAAGATGGCATGGAGTTTATGACCGGTGGTCGTAATGTAGAAGATGCACTTAAAAATGACAAACTAAAAATTATGGATCAACTATCAATTACAGAACAAGAACTATCAAATTTGACTGTTAAAGAGAACGAACACTATTTCGATGAGCTAATGAATCTGTATGATGAAGAATTACCATGGTTGATTGAAAACATTGATAGAGATGATCTATCTGATGAACAGCTAAGGCTAATTGATGAGTATGCGATTTTTGTTGAATGCTCTAACATTGATGGTTATTCATCACTTAAGAGAGAGAAGCGTGAAAAATTTCTTAGAACCTATAAGAGACATCAAGCGTGTATTGGAACTGATTATAAGAATAAATGGAGAGCTACATCAGTCCATGATTTCAGTTCTTATTTAAGAGTAGAGTTTGTAAATAAAGAATGGTTACACTATCTACCAGATGGCACATGGGGATAATTGATATTTGAAAACTAAATAAAGGAGGTGCACCATGAACAAAATCCAAATCACATTGGGACAAGAAACTAATGTAGCCGAGGTTTTACTTAATCGCATGGTTGGGTCAAATATGACACTAGAGCATATGGTCATAGTCGTATCATCGTTGATTCATTCTTGTGACAAGGGTTCGAGACTGGATGAGTTTGATAAGTCATTACTGAGGAGTATAGGCTATCATAACTTCGCTATCATTAACACCTTGGATGACTATCATGCCATGAATGCATTAGAGAAGTATTTGGATGAAGAGCTACCACTAGTATTATCAGAATTAAAATCTAAATCAGAGGTGATGACATGTCATTTCCAGAGGCCCTTAGGGAATCTAGGATTCGAAGGAATCTCACACAGAAAGCTATTGGAAATATAGCAGGTGTAGAGCAGAGTGTTTTCTCTAAGTATGAGAATGGTATAAGACCATTTCCTGATGATGTGGCTATTAAGAGCATGCGCTTTCTTAAAGATCCACGTCTAAAGATTGCTTATGAATACGAGAAACAGTCGAATATCATCAACATGCCATTATTGAATAATGTTGATGAAAATGCAGTGGTTGTCTTAGATGTTTTCATGGAAGAAGCCACAGAAGCTATCGAAAGTGCCAAGAAGCTTAAGAAGTTAGTACGTAATAAAAAATCACGTAATGATTTCTCAGATGGTGAGTGGGCGCAGTACATGGATGAAGTTGAGCAGATCGCTGATCTATCACCGGCTATGAAAGTGTTATTTGTCGCTATGGCAGAACAACACGGGCTAGACCCAGATGTTATTTCACTTAGGCTCAAGGCCAAGTGTAAATCTAAGAACTATTTATTATAGGAGGATTAAACATGAAGAGTACAGGAATTGTAAGAAAAGTGGATGAGCTAGGTAGAGTAGTAATTCCAATCGAGCTTAGAAGAACGTTAGATATCGGTGAAAAAGATGCATTAGAGATATTTGTAGAAGGTGACACAATCATCCTTAAGAAATATGAACCAGCATGTATTTTCTGTGGTCAAGCTAAAGATGTAAGAAACCTTAAGGGTAAGAATGTTTGTCCTAAGTGCATCAGCGAGATAGGTCAGTTATAAATTATAAATATGTACGATAGAGAGGAGGTCATGAAGATGTCAGCACCTAAATGGGTAACCTTACCAGAATACATGGAACTGACAGGTATTACTAGAGAAACGTTTCATCTTCTTGAGAAACAAAATAAAGTGACTGCAGTTAGAACCGAAGGTGGTCATTGGAGAATCATGATTGAAGAGATTCAGGAAATCCAAGAACTAAAAGAAGAAATCGTTGATCTCACAGCTAAGATTGATATGTTATGTAGCCATCTAGGTGTGAGTGTGTAGTGTAGCTTTTGTGAAAGGAGAATTTATGATTCAAAATTTAGTGATGTTGTACGAGCTATATGGAAAAGAGCATGAGATTAATGCAGGTAAGCTTGGTGCAGAGTATCAAAAAAGGGATAAGCCCCTAGCTGGAACTAGAGGCCCTAAAAAATATCTAGGGTAAAACCCTAAGATGCGTTATTAAATTCATTATACAAAAGATGAACTAGGACATGCAAGTTATATTTGTAAAATATTACCAATTCAGAAAGAAGTGATGTTTATGGTAAACAAAATTGAGCGTCCAGGTCGTATTAATGTACTGACGACTAGGGCTAGGCGTATCAATATACCTAGAGTAATAGCAGTGATATCAGCAATCGTGTTTTTTATCGTGCTATCTAGGATGTAATTAAAATAATGGGATAGGTGTATTATGCCTATCTCATTTTGTAGGAGCAGGGGTTATGAGTGACAGATTATATATGGAAGAGATTGATGCTTTTTACGATTGGACTATGACAAACGATCCATCGACTGGTGAGATTGCTCTTTGGCATGCGCTGATGAGTATATGGAAGAAAACTAGTTATGCGGAGGAGTTTTCGGTGGCCAATCAAGTACTACAATCGCGGACTGGATTGTCTAGACAGGGTGTCGAAAGGGCACGCAACGGATTAATCCAGATGAGCAGGATTATGTACTCAAAAGGCAGAGGTAATAGAGCAGGAAAATACAAATTGATCCCTCTCGTTGATGTTGAGTGTCAGATAATAGGCACAGTCGTAGGCACAAAGCGGGCACAAAGTGATGCACAAACCGGGCACAAACTGCGCACATTATTTAGTAGTAACTTAGTATATTGTTTTTGTTATGAGGACATCGAGGAAGTGGCCTTTAGTTTCGATAGGTCTATTATGCCTATAACAGATAATCATGGAGAGATAGATCTAGCTATTTACGATCAACTCTGTAATTGGTTAACGGTTATGCCTAAAGATCTCGTACTAAGAGCTATTGAAATCGCAGTAATGAATAATGGGCGTACTATGGCTTATATAGCTAAGATACTGCATAACTGGAAGACTGCTGGTGTAGACACACTTGAGAAATTAGATGATTATATGGCGGCTTATGAGAAAAAGAAGAATGCTCATAGGTCTAATAAGGTTGTCCCTATGTCTGGAACGACCTCTAAAAAAAATAGTTTTCATAATTTCTCACAGAAGTCAGGTGATTACACCAACGAGGAACTAGAAAGATTATTAGGAATACGATGAAAGGAGACATGCTATGAGAAAACCGCTTATGTCAGGGATTAAGCTGTATTTTGAAGCTGTGATTAAAAAACAACATGCAGGTAAAACATTTGTTGTGCAGTTTCGTGATCTGATTGATTCAGAAGACAAAGATTATAACTCAACAGAGTTTGTAAAAGTGGACAGTGATTACTATGCCAAGCAAGGCCATGCCCTTGTGGTAAAAGGTTCTAACACGAATCTCTTATGCAGTCCTCCAAGGAGAATTGACGCACTTATGAATGGCATCGTATTGGAGGAAGTGGAGTCATGACAAAATTAAAAATGTTAGATTTATTAATTGACGAGATCATGGAGCGTCAAGGTGTAGACTACATTGATGCTCTGGATCTAGCAAGGTTGGTGATTGAGTTAAATGGGAGTAATTAAACATTCAGATCAGGACATCGAAGAGTTTATCTTTGATTGCATGCTTGAGAATGATATTAAGTATATGCCTACGGCAAAGATGTTACAGCACTCTGATTATTCGAAGTATGGCGCCATAGCTAGAAATGGTGGCACTAAGTTTTGGAGAGGCTTACTTAAGCTGCAGACAAAGGATGAGTATTTGATGATGGTTAGGAGAAAGGAGCGGGCTAAATGCGGTACTGCAATGATATAGCCATAACTAAAACAGTGATTCATGTAATTGATAGTAATGCAGATGAACCACTACTTGGGAATAAACTATTGGAGCTTGATGAAGAAACTTATATGTATTTGCATAATCATATTTATCGAGCGTTGAATAATGACAGTAATAGACGTGGTGAGTTCTTGATTAAGACATCACTGGTGCATACTAAGCTGAATGAGATGTTATCTAGTGATGATTTTGTTGAACATACGAAAGTATTAGCAAGTCATCTGTTTAAGGTCGTGAAGAATACTTTGTCAGCACCATCTGGTGATCTGATTGCACTTGAATGTGTAGTGGAAGGCCACAAAGTATTAGGTCTACTATTCATGGAGTATAATACATCCTTTACACATGATATTAAGTTTGAAGAATGTGAGTTTCATGTCGATTTGAAACAGTATACGGTGTCATTACCTAACCAAAGCCAACGGTTAACAAGATTTGTGTTCTTTGGAGAATCTACACTTTTGAATAGGCATGAACGCTCCTATGACATGGTAATGATGGAGCGTAAGCAGTTAGACGAAAATGGAGAGGAAGTTTCGTTTTTTATTTCTGACTTTTTACAAGCGACTGTGGTTTTAGATAATTGTGATGTCACAAGATTATTCAGGAAATCGACTGAAAGATGGATAAGACGAAACATGAAAGAAAGTATAGGTCATGCTATTGATATCCGTTCAGAATTAGACGATCAATACGTAAATAATGTCGAAATCGATATTCAATCAACAGTTGAAAGTGTCATAGACAGTGTAGAAGAGCGTGATAAGTTCTTGATGGATTTAGAAAAAGCAGGTGTCGATACTGATGGTGCTTTTGAGATTGATAAAAAATGGACCGGCAAGAAGCTAAAGGTTAAAACGATTAAAACAGACACAGGGTTTAGCATAAAAGGTGATTTTGATATTTTCGATGATACAAGTCGATTAGAAATTCAGTATAACGGTGATGGCACTGTGAATTATGTAATTAAGCAGGTTAGGAATATTCATCAGAGTTAGGGGGAAAGATGGCAAAAATTGAAGTATTGACGATTAAGATTGATGGAGTTGAGCTTGACATTGGTGACCAAATTGAAATGGATGCCTATGGAGAAATTAATGAGGATGTACTCGTTGAAAATATTCACGGGGAAATACTGAAAGCTGATGAAAATGGTATATGGGTCTTTGTACATGATGTCGGTGGTCACAAGGTAAATGAATCAGCAGTTTGGATGGATGATGATATTGTTTCAGTTAGGAAGGTAGTTAATGAATAGTGTAATATTAATCGGTCGCCTAACTCGCGATCCCGAACTGAGATTCATAGCAGGTAGTGGTAGAGCAGTAGCTAATTTTACAATAGCCATCGACCGTAACTATGCCAAAGATAAAAAAGCTGAAATGCAGAAAAAAAGACTTCCAACAGCTGATTTTATACGTGTCATAGTTTGGGGCAAACAAGCTGAAAACTGTGCCACATTCTTAGCTAAAGGCAGACTAGTTGCTATTAACGGGTCAATTCAAACAAGTAGCTATAAGACAAACATTGGTGAGACTAGATACTCAACAGATGTTTTAGTAAATAGAGTAGAGTTCCTAGAGTGGGGCGATAAAAAGAATGGCGGTTCATCTGATGACTTTAACTTTGGGGTTGATCCGTCAGAGTTTCAAATGATTGAGGATGACGATGATATACCGTTTTAGGATAATAGGGAGACTTGATTATGGATAAATACTATTGGAGCTTTAACAGAGAACAAGAAATCTATCGTAATGGTGCTGACACGATCAAAGAATGTATTGATGAAGCACGTAAGGATAATGAACTACACCATAGAATGTATGGTAGATATGTTAATGAGTTTATTTATATTGGTGAATCAGAATTATACCTTTTACCGGTTGTAAGTTCAGATATAATTTTAGAACAATTTAGAGAAAATGCCTATGATAATTGTGGAGAGGCAGCAGAAGACTGGCTATTTAGTCATTCACGAGAACAAGAGGTCGAATTAGATGAGCGACTCACAGAAGTGATGGTTAAGTGGATTAAAGAAACTGGACAAGAACCTAGTTTTTTGAAGTTTAAGTCCATTAAGAAATATAGTATAGAGACTGGATTAGAAGTTAATTAGAGAGGAGTAAAATTATGAAATTACATGTAGCGGTAGTTAGACAAAAGATAAAAGAATTTATTCAAAAGAGAGATATGATGCTATTCATTGAATCATTGGATATGTCAAATGTTGAGGTGATATTGGCAGTAAGGTTTGATGAAGTATCTATGTTGCAAGAGTTGTTACCTCATGATTTCTTAGAAGATAATCATCTCAATGGTGATGTTAACGGTGATTATCTTCACTTAAATATCAATGACATAATGTTATGGGCAGAGCTTGAACTAGATGATTTCATAGATCAACTAGAAGATTCTGATCAAGAACGGCTAGAAAAATGGAAACATAGACAAGATGCAAAATCAGCTTAAGAAATAAGAAAAGATATTAAGGGGGTGCTGGCTTGCAGGACATAGAAGAAATGCTAAGAGACTACTACAAGAAGCAAAAGAGGATTGAGTATCTAAAGGGACGATACGCAGTACTCGCAAACAATATAAAAGAGATTGAACGATGTATTTCTGAAACACATCATACTTTAGTGATATCCCTCCCATCTCAAAGATATGATGAGGAGCGTGTCAGCACTTCAGGAACACCAACGAATCCACAAGAACAGGCTTTGCTTGATTCTGAACGAAGAATGCAACTTAAGATGCAAGACCTTAAGAGTGATCAGTATGATTGCTTAGTAGAGCAGCTTGATGTCGAAAGTGAATGTCAGCTAATCGAGAAGGTTATCTTAGAATTAGAAGAAGAAGAGATTATGATCTGTGAACTAAAGTTTAGACATAAGAAATCATTAGGTTATATTGGTGATGAGATTTGCACTGACAGATCCACAGTATCAAGGAAACTAAAGAGCATATGTGAGAAAGTGAGTAAAGAGTTAGGTTTGAGTGCCTAGCTCTTTTGTTTTATGCACATAAATGCAACGGTTATGCAACACGAATGCACGCTTTTGCACGCAAATGTCGCACGAATGTCGCATGAATGCACGGAAAACGCACGTATTTGCACCAAAACTGCACGTTTTTGAGTGGTGTTTGGTGTTATGATTGTATTGTGAAAGAGGGTTGTTAAGTTCTTCCATTTACGCTAAACTTGTTTGAGGGGTGATTTTGTGGAAGAAAGAAAGAGAAAAATTAATTGGAGTATAATTATACTTCCAGTTGTAACAATTGTAGTGTTCATAATGTGGTGTTTAAAGGTTTATAATATAAGATTTATATTTTCGGCAGTTCATGGATTTTTCACTGGAGAAGTTAAATTGACATTAGAAGACTTCCCTGCAATGCTGAATTTGTTGGCTACTGTAATTATCTATTATTTAGTTATTAAGCTGACCAATCAGAATAATCAAATTCAGAATGAAATGAAAAATATGCAAGAAAGTGAATTTCTTAGAGATAAAACAGAAAAGCAGATTGAAAATTATAATAAATTAGTCAAACATAAACATGTCGCTGAAAATTTTTACAATGGCTTAGAAGTTCTAACCATATATGAGTTGAATGATATTGGAGATCATAAGAACCATTACGTGTATTCTGTAGCTAAAGAAATTGAAAACGTTTATAATACTAAAATATTAAATGTCGAAATGCAGCTCATGGAAAACATAAATATTAAAGAAAAAGAAGATTACTATGCACTTAGAGCTGATGTATTATCTAGCTATACTCGTATAACAAAAGATATCATGTCGCTAATTAATTTTAGGATAAATGTTATTGAAAGGGAGTTACCCAAAGCAAATTACGCATCATTAATGAATGATCAGAATCCGATTGTTAATAATGCAATAAATCATCTGGAAGATCTACTAGTGGATTTAGTAGAATCTGTTGAAAAATTAGTTCCAAGTGTTTATGAGTTGATAAAAATTCTTGATGAGGAAATACAAAAGTCAGAGAATTTTTTTTTAGGAGGTTTTTATTTTGATGAATAGTAATGTTTATGAAAAAAGAGTTGTTGCATTTGTTGATATATTGGGTTTTAAAAATCTTATTGCTAACACAAGTCAAAATGATGATGAAGCAAGGAAATTATTGAGTGTATTAAAATACATAGAAAATGTGAAAATTGAAAATGATAAGGGATACTTTGCGGATTATGATTTCAGAGAAAAGGATTTTGGAAAAGAAGTTTCTGTATTTTCTGATAGTATAGTTATTTCGTATCCGTTGACAAAAAAAGGGGCTTTATTTTTACTTCTTATGGATTTGATTTATCTACAAATTGATATGATGTTAAACGGCATTTTTATAAGAGGTGGTATTTCTTGTGGTCAGTTATACCATGATGATAATGTATTATTTGGACCTGCTATGGTTAACGCTTATAAACTTGAATCGGAAGATGCAAAATATCCTAGAATTATATTGGAAAGAGAGACAATAGATGAAGCTGTGTCGAAACCAGAGTATTTAAGTCACTCTAGGGAAGAAGAGCTTAAATGGATACTTGGCCTTCTTAGGCCGTGTGAAGCTGATAATCAGTTATTCATAGATATATTAGTACAACAGAACGAATTCGATGATGTTGAAACTTATATTGATTGGGTTTTAAAAGTGAAAGAAGCTATTGAGTGTGGATTGAAATCTACTGATCCAAAAGTCTTAGAGAAATATAAATGGATGAAAGAATACTATAATGGATATGTAGATGATGGTGATAAAAAGGATATTTTTTGGATAAGTGATTAAGTTAATAAGGAGTTTTATAAATGGGATATTATGATAGCATTATTTGTGAGGCAACTGGAGAAATAGTTAAATATTATACACAGTACGAAGGCGATAAAGACCAAAAGGTTTTGAGTTTTAATTTTATGGACGAAATTTGGATGTTTAGATATTTTTCAACTCGGAATAATCCAGACCGGCTGTTAATGAAAGCTTGTGATGGAATTTATCATGGAAGGATAAATAACAATATAGAACTACAAAATTTCGTTGATGATATACAGGTGAAAAATGCTAAGTGATGCAGTTGAGTATTATTCAAGGGCTTTATTTGCTCTTGAATCAATAGAAAAAATCATTTACTGCCGAGGTGAATTGAATATAAAATACATCTATTCTAAGTACATAGATTTGGGTGGTGTTGCCAAGGTGGCCGACCATTTAAATGAGCAAGGATATAGACTGAAGGGAACTACTGGAAATCGAAAGTATACATCATCTGATATATCGATGTTAATAGAGCAACAGAACCCAGAAGGTGTACCAGAAGAATTAAACAAGTTAGTCAAAGAGATGTTTGGCCATAGAAAATTGTATATGAAATGGCATGTACGTCTCATTGAGACATATTATAAATGCATGATTTAAAAACAGGCAATCGAGTGATCGGTTGCTTTTTTAATGGGGTGAATTCATGAAAGAAAATCATGAGATAAAGTTTGTAGATAATGAAACCTGTAGACGCTACAAGTGGGCGCTAAGAAAAGAAATTATAAAAGAGCTACAGAAAGAAGCTGGTTGTCGTCAATGTAAACAAATGAAAAAGATAAACAAGCGAGCACTGAGGTGATGTAATGAATACCATGGAACCATTGAGAGATCCAGAGGTTATAGAAAACTTAGCAGACTATTTTCTCCAATCAAGTAGTCGTACTGAATGGATCAGAGAGAGAAACCATGCATTCTTTATGACTGGTATATTTACAGGCCTTAGAATTACACGCCTTATTGAAATAAGAGTGAGGGATGTAAGAGATTCAAAAGGGAATATAAGGGCACACATTCATTTGATAGAGTACAAACGAAATAAAGAACGTAAGCTTGTTATCAACGATGAACTTAGGGAGATACTTGAAGAGTATGTCCAGGGCATGAAAGACTATGAATATTTGTTCAAGTCGCAGAAGGGTAATAATCAACCCCTAAGTAGGTTTGGGGCCTATGATGTATTGAAGAAAGGTGCTGAGGAGTTTGATTTACAGAGCATTGCATGTCATACGTTAAGAAAAACTTATGGATATATGATTTATCAAGCTAGTGACAAAGATCCAGTGACTGTTAAGGATGCGCTTAATTTAAGTGATGTACATACAGCTTTAAGATATATTGGTGTTATTCAAGATAGAGTTGATACCCTGTCTAAGAATATGAGAATAAGAAGAAAGTTTCGGAAGTGATTGGTTTTTATTTTATAAATACAACATAAATAGACATTGTGGGATTATTAGAACAAAATTGATGACACTATAAGAAGAAAAAATAAAATGAAAATCTAACACAATAGTAAGAAACGTTGGATTTTCTTTACCAAATAATAGTAGGTTCTTTCAAGGGTTTGAAATCGTCTGCGGGTACACATGACCCCGGAAATTATCCAGGTACAGAAAAAATTTAATTGCCGTTGCCATTACTGAAATTGTATAATGGAAAAAAACTGGGGGTATAAATATCGTTATGCTTAAGAGAGAAAAAACAACAGTTAAAGAGAAATCAATTATGGCTTTAAACAATATAGCTGAACTTTATGAGACGAAATTCATTGACAATCAAATTTTAGATATAAATTATCGTAATGCTTTGAGTGGTTATATTTTTAGTAATGAGGAATTAGAGAATTTGATAGAAATAGTTAATAAAATTGAAGATGATGATCTTATCGAGTTGACTCAATTATTTGAAAGAATTGCTAACTATGAAAACATTATAATAAAGATGGTTTCATATTTCGAAAATGCACCTTTAAAAAATAATTATATTTCACCAGAACAAGCTATAATTAATATATTTGGTAAAAATGAAAGGTTTGATATTGGCCAAACTACAATTTATAACATACGCATGTTTAGAAAACTTATAGAGCTTTTGAAAGAGTATTTTGATGACAGTAACAAAATAACTAAAGTAATTATATTTGCTATGAATAATAGATATAAGGAAGTACAAAGACGAAATTATGAAATAGAGCAAATGATGAAAAGTATCGAAACTAAAGAAATTCTTAGCCACTTCAAACAAAGAGTTAAGGTTGTAGAACATGAGTCAGTTAGCATTATTAAACGCATTGATAAATACAATGAACGTTTTAATGAGCTTGATAGAGAAATTGCAGATAGAATTGATAAAGTTGTTAGAGAATCTAAAATAAATGCGGCTTCAGAAATTGGTAAGTTAGCAGAAATGAAAAAAAAGGCAGAAGAATTATATAATTTTGTAACTGACGCCTCAATAACTGGGGGGTTTAGCGAATATGCAAAAGAGTCAAAGAAAGCATATCATATGTACATAATGGGTGCTATTATGTGCTTTATAATTTTAATAATTTGTACAATATGGTTTTTAATTTTAAATCAGAATTCAGTTATTAGTGTTTCTCAATCATTAATTCGTATAGCTATGTTATCTGTATTAAGTGCTCCAGTAGCATTCTGTATTAAAGAGTCTTCTAAGCATCTTCGTCTTGCTAATATGTACAAAAAAATTGAATTAGATTTACTAGCTGTTGATCCGTTTACTGAAAATTTAAGCAAAGAAGATTCTGAGAAAGTTAAATTACTGCTTTCTGAAAGGATATTTGGGCGTTTTGATATTATTGATAATAAGAATATGGAATCTGACAAGAATTCATTATCAGTAAGCAATCTACATTTAATAGAAAATATTGTAGAAAGTATTAAAACGATCATGACTAATAAATAGTATGGATATTTTAGAGTTTTGGAGAAATAAATATGACACAAAAAAACATCAACACAACAGAAAACATAACAGTCCCAGCGTCAGCCCTAGTGGACATGTTTGGCATTGGCGACCGCCGTGTCCGCCAATTAGCAGAAGAAAACATCATTATAAAAGTAGCCAGAGGTAAATACGATTTACCAACTAGTGTCCGCAACTACATCAAGTACCTTAAGATGAATGATGCTATCAAAGGCATGGCTAATGATGATGAGCTAGATCTCAATACTGAAAAAGCCAAGCATGAAATAGTAAAGCGTGAAATCGCTGAACTAAAATATGCTGAGATGTTAGGCCAGTTGCATGATGGAGAAGATGTTGAACGTGTTATGAATGATATGCTTACTAGATTTAAGAGTAAGATATTATCAATACCAAGTAAGTTGGCGCCAGTCCTAGTAAGTAGAGACGATGTCAACGTAGTTAAAAGTTTTATAGAGCGAGATATTTTAGAAGCACTTGAAGAGCTGTCGTCTTATGACCCAGCTCTTTTCTATTCCGATAAATATATTGATGTAGATGAGCAACTAGAAGATAGCTGTCCAATACCTGAAAAAATAGAATGATTTGCCAATTGCTTCTTACAATTATATACTCTAGATGGAATATTATTGTAAGGGGGATATGATGCAGTATATAAATTGCACGATTAAAGGAAAACATTTTGAAACTAAGCGAGTAAGAACATTAAAATTGACAGGCCCATCAGTAGAATGGTGTAAAGAAGAGGCGGTTAATCAGGGATTACTTGATTCATTGGACGTGGTAGAAGAGTATTTTAGAATGCCATCCGAGAACCAAATTAGCTATGCCAAAGACCTAGGTATAAGCTTTACTGATAAAACTACTTTTCTAGAGATCGGTGACATGATAGGAAGAATCGCTGATGATGATCCTAAACATCCTAATCCACAGTTAATGAACTTTGCTAATAATAGACAATTTGAATTTAGCGAGTATGTTGGTAAGAAAAAATTATATAACATAATTTTTAATTCTCTTGATGGTGTTGATAAAGTAGCCTTTTTTATATTGTCTGTTTATCGTTGGTTATCAGAGGATCGTTACGCTGATTTAGACACACATCCTAGAAAAGAAGAAATATATAAGATATCAAAGGCGTTGCACGAAGATTCAAGATTTGTGAAATCTATGAACAAATATACTGGTGCAGAGTTGAGATACTTTAGTGACACTTATGAAGGTGGTGGTAGCATGGGTACTATTGCTTATAAAAGCACTGTTGAATATCTAAAAAATGATATGAATATGAAGCCTGTTAAGAAAAATGAAAACAGGCAATTGAATTCAAATTCATCTGAAATAAAAAGTAAAAAAACATTAACATCTGCTGAAAAGAAAAGGCTGAAATTAATGGGATATATTATTTTAGCAACTATATTGTTTAGCAGTTGCATGAATTTTATAGCTAAATAATTATTTGATTTTTGAATGATATTTTATCAAGAGACGTATCAGATGATATTAAGAGGGTCATGATAGAAATGATGACCAGTATAAAATATGGTAGAGAACAGAGATTTAATTAAGACTGCTTAGGCGGTCTTTTTTATTGCATAGAAAGTTGTGAAGTAAATGCCGAAGAAAATCAAAAAGATAAAGATTAAGACAATCAGACTCTTTGCTAATTTGGTATCAGTTGTGAAACCTCCTCCCAAACTGAGCGTGTCAGAGTGGGCAGATAGTAATAGACGCTTATCTGCAGAGTCTTCTGCAGAACATGGCCAGTGGCGTACAGATCGTGCGCCATATCAGAGACGTATCATGGATACCATAAGTGATGAAGGAATAGAGATTGTCATCGTCATGACCAGTTCACAAGTTGGTAAGACAGAGATGATCCTAAACACCATCGGTTATTTTGTAGACCATGATCCCGCGCCTATGATGTTACTTATGCCTACTCTAGACCTCGCTCAGACATTTTCTAAGAAGAGGTTAGCCCCAATGCGTAGAGATACGCCTTGTTTAAGAGATAAGATAAAGGATCCTAAAGCTAAGAATAGTGATAACACATTATTAGAGAAGGGATTCCCCGGTGGATATATCACCATGGTTGGTGCCAATTCACCGAGTTCATTATCTAGTAGACCTATTCGTGTACTTCTAGCTGATGAGGTTGACAGATTCCCAACATCAGCTGGTACTGAGGGTGATCCACTGGCTCTAGCTGAGAAACGTACCAAGACATTTTGGAACAGAAAAAAGGTTTATGTATCTACACCCACTGAAAAAGGGATTTCTCGTATAGAAGCAGAGTATGAGGAAAGTTCCATGGAGCAGTGGTGTCTTCCGTGTCCAGCATGTGGCAGGTTACAACCTCTTGAATGGAAGCAAATTAAGTTCAATAAAGAGGACATCGATGCTGTGACTATGGAATGTGCCTATTGTTTTGAACAGTCTCTTGAGAGGGAGTGGAAGGAGGGTACTGGTGACTGGATTGCTAAATATCCTGAAAATCCTAAGAAAGGCTTTCATCTGAATGCCCTTGCTTCTCCATGGGAAGATTGGGCAACTATTGTTAGGGAGTTTCTTAAGGCTAAGAAAGACAAGGAACTTCTTAAAGTATTCGTCAATACCTACCTAGGTGAATCTTGGGAAGAGGATGAAGGTGAAAAGATGGAAGACGGGCAGCTCTTTAAACGGCGTGAAAGATATCACTGTGAAGTGCCAGAGGGTGTTCTTTTATTAACAGCTGGTGTCGATGTACAGGATGATCGTCTAGAGGTTGAAGTAGTAGGATGGAGTCATGGTTTCGAAAGCTGGGGAATTTATTATAAAGTTTTCATAGGTGATCCTGGTGACACAGATGTATGGAATCGTTTAGATGATTTTCTACTGAGGCCTTTTTATTATGAATCTGGTGAAGGTATATGTATAGCATCAGTTTGTGTGGACTCTGGTGGTCATTATACAACCGAGACATATAAGTTCACCAAACCTAGGGAAAATCGAAGGGTATTCTCTATTAAGGGTGTAGGGGGCTACGGTAAACCTTTTATTGGTACTGTAACCAAGAATAATAACGAAAAAGCCCGTCTTTTATCCCTAGGGGTAGACTCAGGTAAGGAAAAGATATATTCACGCTTAAAAGTCGAATTTGAGGGCCCTAAGTATTGTCACTTTCCTATTGAGGATGATAGGGGCTATAATGAGCAGTATTTTAAGAGTTTATGTTCTGAGAAAAGAGTGACTAGACTTCATAAGGGCATTAAGCGTTTCGAATGGAAAAAGATTACTAAGCGTAATGAAGGTCTTGACCTTAGGAACTATGCTATGGCAGCGGCAGAAATTTTAGACCCTGATTTTGAAGTACTTGAGCGAGCCAGTGGTGATTATTATGCAAGACCTAAAGGTGGTACCAAGAAAAAACGAAGAAAGAGATCAAGTGGCGTATAAGTAGGAGACTACTTATTTTTTTATGCCTGAAAGTAGGTGAGTTATGGCAGCGATATCATTAGAAGATGCGAAGAAAAGATACAATATGTGGCTTGATGCAGAAGCAACTGTTGCTTCTGGACAAGCTTATACTGTCGGTGGACGTTCATTAACACGCGCTAACCTTTATCAGATTAGGCAGCAGTTAAGATATTGGGAAAATAAAGTTAATGAATGTCAGATGGTGAGAAAAAAAGGGTCTCGGCGTAGGGTTACAAGAGTAATTCCACGGGATTATTAGAGGTGACTTATGAAAATGATTGATAAAGTTATAGCTACTTTTGATCCTGAGAAGGCTATTAAGCGAACTATAGCTAGAAAAAGACTTGAAATCATGAATACTGGCTATTCTAATCATGGTGCCAGTAGGAGTAAGAAGTCATTTCAAGGGTGGAATAGTAAAGGTGGATCCACAGTAGAGGATATTGATAAAAATCTAGGATTGCTTAGAGAGCGTAGTAGGGATTTAGCCATGGGCGAGTCTATTGCTGCGGGAGCTCTTAAGACTATACGAACCAATGTGGTTGGTGAAGGCCTGCAGATGAAACCGCAGATTGACTATCAGTATATTGGGATATCTAAAGAAGCTGCAGAAGAGTGGCACCGAAATACTGAGAGAGAATGGAGACTTTGGGCTAATTCTATTAACTGTGATGCAGAGCGTAAGAATAATTTTTCTGAGTTGCAGCAGCTGGCTTTTTACTCTCAGTTAATGTCTGGAGATAGTTTTTCATTATTGCCTCTGATACCTAGACCCAATATGCCATATGACATCCGTGTATGGTTACTTGAAGCTGATCGGTGTAGTACCCCACAGAATAAAGCTGGTAAAGAAATAATAAGTGGTGTAGAAACTGGTGAGTATGGTGAAGTAATCGCCTATCATTTCTGCAATAAGCATCCTTTATCAAATACTAACGGTAAAAAAGAATGGAAGCGTGTAGAGAAATTTGGTAAGAAGACAGGTCGTCTTAATGTTATTCATCTAATGGAAAGTGAAAGACCAGGACAAAGAAGAGGCGTTCCGATTATCTCAGTGATTATTGAAGATCTAAAACAGCTATCACGTTATTCTCAAGCCGAATTAATGGCAGCGGTTGTATCAACTATGTACACCGTATTTATTGAACAGCAGGACATGACTTCTGATGGTGCATTTGGCGGTGGTATGGATGTAGATGATGACTTAGTAGAAGATGATGAGGACGATGATGCTATCGAAATGGGTAATGGCGCTATTGTTGAACTGGCACCGGGTGAAAAAGCTAATTTTGCTAATCCTACCCGACCTAATACCGCATACGATGGATTTGTTACTGCATTATGTAAGAAGATGGGGTCTGCTCTTGAATTACCTTATGAGTTATTACTTAAACATTTTACATCTAGTTATAGTGCCAGTCGTGCAGCACTTCTTGAAGCATGGAAGATGTTTCGCATGCGCCGTACATGGTTAGCCAGTGATTTTTGTCAGCCTATTTATGAGGAGTGGCTAGCCGAGGCTATATCCATAGGTCGAATTAAAGCACCGGGTTTCTTTAATGACCCATTAATTCGACAGGCCTACTCTACTGCAAATTGGCATGGCCCATCTACAGGTCAAATTGACCCATTACGTGAAGCAAAGGCTGCAGAGTACAGAGTAAAAAATGGCTTCTCAACAAGACAAGAAGAAACCATAGGTCTTACTGGTGGTGATTTCGATAGGAATGTTGAGAGAGCAAAATATGAAAATGAAAAGATGAGAGAGGGAGGTTTGGTCGATGGTGAGGAAGTTTTGGGAAATAAGCAATAATGTACAAAATTCAGATGTAGATGCAGAAATATTACTTTATGGTCCTATTGCTGATGATAAGTGGTGGGGAGATGAAGTGACTGCTGCAGATTTTCAAGCAGACTTAAAAGCATTAGGGGATGTGTCGCGAATTGATGTGCGTATTAACAGTGGCGGTGGTAGTGTATTTGCTGCCAATGCTATCTGCAGTATGCTTAAGTCTCATAAAGCGAATATCCATGTGATGATTGATGGTTTAGCGGCATCAGCTGCAACGATTGTTGCTTTAGCAGGTGATACTGTAACTATGCCACTAGGATCAATGATGATGATTCATGATCCAGCCTATGGTTTATTAGGCTATTATAACGTCACTGATATGGAAAAGCTGATTGATGATCTAGAAAAAACGAAAGATGCAATTATGGAACATTACACAGCTAAATCAGGTAAGGATAAAGACACGATTTACGACCTGATGAGGGCTGAAACATGGTTAACTGCAGATGATGCAATCGAACTTGGTCTAGCTGACCAAAAAGATGATAAGCATCCAGTTAACATGATTATGGATGGTAAGAAACTTATCAGCAATGATATTAGTTTTGATATTGAGAAGTTTAGTAACTTTCCAACTAATAGGTTCGCGACTAAACAGTCGCCAATCATAAATAATGGTGTACCATCTAAACCACATAAAAAAAATGAGGAGGAAGAGATAGTGGATATCAAAAACTTACAAACGAACCACCCTAATATTTACAACGAAGTATTTAATTTAGGGGTCAAAAATGAAAGGGAAAGAATCAAAGCCATTAATGGACTCAATGATATGGGGCATCCTGACATTAAAAATACAGCCATGTTTGAGTCTGATGAATCAGCTGGTGATGTAGCGATGAAAATTATTAATGCCAACCAGAAGTTAGAAGAGCAGCATCAAAAAGATGTGAAAGATGATGTAAAAAACTCAGGTATGGATGATGTAAATCCAGAGAAGCCAGAAAACAAAGAAGATGCATCAAAAGAAAAGGTGAATCTAGTCGCAAATGCAGCCAAATCAATAAGGGGGATTAAGTAATGGAAAATATGGTCAAAGACAAGGGTAATTATATTCCACGACAAATCATCGCCAGTACCGAAATTGGTGCCATTCCTAAAGGTGTCAAGATTAAAAAGGGTCAAGGTGAATTACTGGCAGGTACAGTTCTTGGTGTTATCACATCAACTGGTCTTTCAGTTCCAGTCGATTCAAGTGCAAGTGATGGTTCAGAGAATCCATCAACAGTCTTAACAGATACTGTAAACACCGATAAAGCAGAAGATCCTATTCATACTGGGTATGTATCGGGTGTGTTCAAGGCAGATATGTTAGTGTTTGGTGGTTCTGACACCTTAGTAAATCATGAAGTGGCATTAAAAAAATTAGGAATTTACGTAAAGTAGGGGGTAGGATATGTTAGATTTAAGTACAAAAGAAATGATAGCAGTAGTCAGCGAAATTGGAAGACCTAAGACATTTTTTATGAGCACATTTTTTCCAAAAGTTAAAACAACACTGGCTAAGAAAGTTGAAATTGAATTCAAAAAAGGTAAGCGTAGTATGGCACCTTTTGTTGCACCTAGAATTGGTGGTAAAGTAATCGAGCGTGATGGATACAACACTAAGGAATTTGAACCACCTAAGATTGCGCCAGAAAGACCGCTGACAGTTGATGAATTAGAGAATAAGGCCTTTGGTGAAAATGTTTACTCTCTAAAGTCTGCAGATGAAAGAGAAGCAGATATTTTAGCAGAGGATTTAGTTGAACTTGATAATACCATCACGCGTAGAGAAGAGTGGATGTGTAGATGTGCCATTATGGAAGGGAAAGTAGTGGCTAAGGGTGAAGGGTTTGAAAAAGAAATTGATTTCGGTTTCGAGAATATGATTACTCTTATAGGTGAAGCTCTTTGGACGAACGAGAGCTCAGATCCTATTGGATTATTTGAGAAATATAGAAGAATTCAAATCAAGGATACTGGTCATGCACCTGATATCGTACTATTAGGCGAAGAAGCAGGCCCACTATTTGAACAACATCCAAAAGTTCAAGCTTATTTTGATAAGAAAGATATGAACATGGGTAAAATCGAACCATCGATTATTAGTGATTCTGTTACGTTCATCGGTAAAATCAATAAGTTAGGCTTAGAAATCTATACCTATGACGAGTGGTTCTTAGATGATGATGGCACTGAAAAGCCTATGATGCCAAAAGACAAGATTCTTATTGGTAAAAAAGGCATTCATAAAATGGTTTATGGATCAGTAACACAAATTGAAAAAGAAGGCTCAGTCACTTATGAAGGTAGCCGTGTGCCTAAGAAAATTGTAGACTCTCAGAATGAACTTATTACGACAAGACTTACTGCGAAACCAGTACCAGTTCCAGAAGATGTGGCTACATGGCACGTAATTAAAGTAAAGTAGGTGAAAAATATGTTAACTGCGATGACAATTATTGAAACAGGTAAAACCACTTACAAAAAGGGTGAGGAAATTAAAAAAAGTGATTTCAAAGCTGGTGAGTTAAAGCAACTAATTAAGGATGGTGCTATAGCGGATTTAGAAGAAATCATTGAAAAAACTGATTCTGAGGATTCGGTGAAAATAGAGTATACATCTGGTGAAGGGACAAGTGATACTGAAGAAGGTGGCTCAAAAAACGACGAAGCCACACCAGATGGCAAGGAAGCGGATACCGAAGAAAAATAATCGGTAGTCATAGAGCTGAAATGGAGTACTATTATGGCAACTCTTAAAGAACAAATGCTAAATGATATCCATGTGTTTTTTAATCCAGATGAGTTTGGGGAAGAGCATTCGATTAATAATGAGTTGATGACCATTATGATTGATAATGACCTCTTAAAAGAATTGAAGAGTAATAAGGCAGAAGGACTGATGAAAGCGGAGGTTCTTTTTTTTATTGCCACAAATGATGTGAACTTCCCCAAGTCGGATAAAGCTAAGTTGATATTAGATGACAAGCTCTACAAGATCGCCAGCTATCAGGAACATGTTGGGGTAAGTCAGGTGATTTTGGAGGCGATTCGATGATTGATATTAATAACAATCATATCAAAGAAGTGAAAAGGGCTCTCGGGCCCTTTCAAAAGAAAGCGCCACTTATAATGGCGAGAGCTTTAAAAAGAGCTCAAACCAATGTTCAAAAGAATATTTCTAAAGAAACACGTGCTCGATATCATGTTAAGGCAAAGGATGTTAAGGAAACACTATCTGCAGAGCGTCCAACTAGATACCGTATACAAGCGACAGTGATCTCTAAGGGCTATAGATTGCCCTTAGCTAAGTTTAAAGTATCACCAATTAAACGACCCAATAGGCCACGTCACATAAAAGTGAGTGTAAAAAAGGGGAATACAGCTGAGTTACTACATGCTTTTATAGCCAATATTAATGGTAACCGCGTAATGGAGCGTAAAGAAGTTACTAGATTGCCAATCAAACAACTTATGGGGCCATCTGTTCCTGAAATGGTTGGTAATGATGAATCAGTAAGGATTATCTCTAAAGAAGCAGTTGTAACTTACAATAAACGTCTAAATCATGGTATTAGTAGAGCATTGGAGGGACATTAATGTCATTACAAACTATACAAGAGGAAATAGTAGAAGTCTTGAAGACATATTTCAAGGATCAGCATTTCAGTGAAAATGGTTACCAAAAAAACGAAGGGCCAGCACATAAATTAAATATTTTTAAGCAAAGTGTGCCTGACAAGTCTACTGACCAAGATTTCGTAGAAGATTGGGAGTATCCTTTTATAACTGTTTCGCTGATGAGTGGTTCAACTCTTGAAGAAAGGCGCACTAAAATTGTTTTTGGTCTAGGGATTAAAGATAAGCAACTAGATTACTCAGGTCATTTAAGTATTTTATCCATTATTGAGAAGTTAGGCGCGTTACTTAGTGAACCTGAACATTTTAAGTACTCTACACCAGAAATAAGTTATGAGTGGGCACTAAACGAAGGAGATTATTATCCATATTACTTCGGTGTAGTAGAAACACACTGGAGCCACATGTAAGGAGGGAGATATGGTGAAAAAAGCAAGTAAAGAAAAAGTAAAACTGATCTACCTTGGGCCACATCAAGTAGGATTACCTAGTGGTACACTACTCGATGAAATGCCTAAATGCGCCACTGAAAACATGAAGTTACTTACTGTATCATTAGCTGATGCTCAGAAGGTATCTAAACAGATCGGTAGCGCTGGTAGCCAATACAGTGACGCATATAAAAAGATTGTAGAGGAGGCACGACATGTTTAGTCATGGAATAAGTACAGTTGAACAGGCAACACCAATTGAATCGGTAGTAGCCAGTCAAGTTCAAGTAGTTGTCGGTACAGCCCCTGTCAATCTTTCTAAAGTCGCTGATGTAATTCATCAGCCTTTTTTATGCGCTTCATTCGAAGAAGCGAAGGAAGTGCTTGGCTATAGCGACAATTTTGAAAAATATACGCTGTGTGAGGCCATGGATATGAATTTTAATATCATTGGTGTGTCACCAGTAGTATTTATTAATGTGTTAGATCCTACGAAACATAAGAAATCGACAAGCTCAGATATCTTACTGGTAAATGGTAAGGCTATCATAGCTAATGATTCTATTTTACTAGATAGTGTGGGGCTTAAGTTAAGAGATGATTCTAAAACATATGTGCTTGGCACAGATTATGCGGTCAGACATAATCTAGCCAATCAATTAGAAGTTACGAAGATTGATTCGGGTAGCATCGATGGCAATGAGTTAAAAATCACTTATGACGAATTAGATCCATCCATGGTGACGACATCTGATGTTATTGGGTCATTAAATCAAAGTAATGGTAAAAGAACTGGTTTGGAGTTATTAAGACTTATTTACCCTAACTTGAAAGCAATCGCGAACAGGTTAGTCATTCCAAAATATTCTGGTGAAGAAGATGTACAGGCTGCCATGATTATGGCTACTCAAAAGATTAACGGTTGCTTCGGTGCATCCGTTATTTTTGATTTAAAGGGAAATAGAGATGTGGATGCCATGTCTACTAAATTGGCATCGCTTAATAACTCAAGTACTGCTGTAGCGGTTTGGCCAAAGGTGAAAATTAATAAGCGTATTTATTATCTGAGTACCTTATGGTCAGCTAAAGTTACACATGAGACTGCTGTTAATGAGGATTTTCCCGGTAAGCATTCTAACTTATTAGTACTAGTACAAGCCATTGTGAATCCAAATGGTGAAGAAATCTTCATGGACGTACCACTTGGTAATGAGCTGAATAAGAAGGGGATTGTCACTATCGTTAATATGAATGGTATGCGACTGTGGGGGAATCATACAGCAGCGTATCCAGAGTCATTTGATGATAAGGATGCCTTAATTAATGTGAAGTTCACCTTTATTCATGAACAAAATCGTTTTGTAACTGAATACTATGACAAGGTCGATGATCCTCTGGATACAAAAATGATTGAGTCAGTAGTTGATGATGAGAATATTCGTTACAACGCACTTAAAACTCAAAAGAAGATAGCTGCAGCTAGAGTCATTTTCGATTTAAGTGAAAACACAAGTGATGCTATTGAAAAACGTGGTGCTTTATTAATTCATCATGTATTAAGCCCATTTAAACCTGCAGCTGCAATCAAAAGTGCATTTTCATTCTCACCATATGAGCTAGGAGGTGGTAGAAATGAATAAACCTAATATTCCAGAAATGATTGTAAATTATAACGCTTATCAGGATGGAGCAGGTCTTTTAGGTCTAGCCAGTGAGGTTCAATTACCTCAGTTTGAAGCCATGACAGAAACTATTTCAGGTGCAGGTATAGCAGGTGAATATGAAGCGGTGATACCAGGTCATTTTGGATCACAAACCATAGAGTTTCAGTTTCGTGCATTAGATGAGCAGATGGTTAAGCTAATGGAACCTAGAAGAAAGACCATTGTACTCAGAGCCAGTCAGCAGGGTTACAATGTGACTTCTGGTGAGAAGCGTTATGACGGTCTTAAAATTTCTGTACGAGGGGTACCCAAGTCATCAGAAGGTGGAAAAATCGCTGTCGGTAAACCAACTGAATCAAAAGTAACACTAGAAATCACTTATTACAAGGTTGAGAAGAATGGAAAAGTACTCATTGAGTATGACAAACTCAACATGATCTACATCATTGATGGTGTAGATTATCTTGAAGAAATTAGAAATCAAATTTAGGAGGCACCATGAAAGAAGATAAAGTAAAAGCCAAACTCGAGGAAATGATGAATGGTGGATTAGATCCAGTAGTGACATTCGCCAAACCATTTAAGTTTGAAGACAAAGAATATACCAAGATTGATCTATCGGCAGTGGGTGAGTTATCAGGTGCAAGATTGGCCCAGTTAGAAAAGTTATTTTATAAGACTGGTAATCAGGCACCTGTTGTTGAATTAAGTATGGCTTATGCTATGTTTGTAGCCATGAGTTCGACAGATCAACCATTAGAGTTCTTTGAGCAACTACCTGCCAAAGAAGCTACCAAGGTGAAATTTGTCGTGATGGATTTTTTAATGTAATCGGCATAAGGCCGGGAGACAGTAAAAGGGTTCGGTCATTAGTTATTCGTACAGCTATTAGTGCTCATACGAGTATTGGATACTTTATGGATTTACCATTGACTGATTTATTTGAAATAGTAGAAGAGATTCAAGAGGTGCTTAGTGAACAGGAAGACATTTGAGATGGCCTTTAAACTGGGGGCTAAGGTGAATCCTTCTTTCAACAAGTCATTTAGTAGAGCTGTTAAAAACATGAACAACCTAACGGATTCAGTTAAAACAACTGCTGGGGCTTATCTAACATTACAAGGGGCACAAAAGGCACTTGATCTTACTGTGGGTTCGGCAGCAAATTTAGAAGGTTACAGAAACACACTAAACGTAGTCATGAAAGACCATGATAAAGCAGCTAAAAAAATGGTTTGGGCGACTAAGTTTGCTAACAGCACACCATTTGATACTGCAGGTGTTATTGGTGCGACTGTAAAGCTTGAGAGTTATGGTATGACAGCTGAAAAAGTATTACCCTCTATCGGGAATATGGCTGCTATAATGGGCAAAGATTTAGACCAAGGTGTTGAAGCATTAGCAGATGCACAACGTGGGGAATTAGAACGGCTAAAAGAATTTGGTATCACAAAAGCCAATATTTTAGACCATGCCAATAAGGTATTAAAGTATAAAAACGTAGTGAATAATAAAGGGCAGATTGTAGATCAAGAAAAGTTCAATATTGCTCTTTATTCATTAATGGACGAACGATACAAGAATGGTATGGAAATTCAATCTAAAACTGCGAAGGGGCTTAAGTCAACTATTATTGGTGCTGGTCAATTAGGTTTCGCTAAGATAGCGGGTATCTCAGAAGCAGGCGAGATTGTAGATGGTAGCTTATTTGATGAAGTGAAGAAAAAAGCGACTATTACAGTCGGTGTCATAAACAAGATGAGTGAAGCTGGTACCTTTGAGAAAATTGGTGGTCATTTGACGAAGATTATCAAGTATTCAGGAAAGGTTCTTTCTATTGGTGCAAAAGTTGTGCAGTGGCTTAATAAAATACGACTCGATGCAATTAAAAAGGTATCGGAAGTTATTAAGAACAGTCAACCACAAATAGAAAGGCTTCGTAATGCTCTGGGTGGTATCGGTGCTGTACTAATGCGTGTCTTTAGTGCAGCTTTACCATATGTAGAGAAGTTCGCAGTTAATTTTATTCCTATGGGTGTTCAGGCGCTTATTACCTTTGGTGATGCTCTTGCTGGTGTTTATAATTTTATTGCTGATAATTGGACTACCATAGAGATGATATTAGTTGGTATCTTGTCAGGCTTAGTAGCATTTAAGGTTATTACAAAAGTACAGAAGATGGTACAAGGTGCTATGTTGGCTATCAGTGCAATAGGTAGTGCTATTCCTGCCATACTTGGTGCTGTCATGTCGCCAATAGGTCTTGTTGTTTTGGCTGTGGCTGCTATTGGTATAGCAGTGTATCAAGTTATTAAGCATTGGGATGTTTTAAAAGCATGGTTTACAACTTTTAAAGACTATATTGTAGCATTATTCACTGGTGCTTATGATGGGATACTGGCTATATTTAGTGGTATTGGTGCAGCATTTACTGGCATATTTGATGGTGTCTTAGGCGTCTTTAAGGGTTATGTGAATGCTTGGGTGATGCTTTTTAATTTTGTTATCAAGAGCTTGAATAAAATTAAAATAGATATTCCAGATTGGGTACCTGAAATTGGTGGTAAAAGTTTTGGGGTGAACATTCCAGAAATACCAATGCTGGCCCGTGGTGGTATTACGACTGGCCCTACGCTTGCTATGATTGGTGAGGGACGAGAGCAGGAGGCAGTATTACCACTTTCTAAGTTGGATAAACTCTTACAAAGTCCTAAGGAAAAGCGAAAAGAGACTGCTGGTATTAACTTCACTTATGCGCCAAACATTCAAGTGTCTGGTGGAATGAGCGAAGGTGATATTAGAACGATGTTGAAAGAAGATTATTTAGAATTTAGAAAAATGGTTCTTAAGATCTTAAAGGATTTTAAGGCCGAAGAAAAAAGACTTAAGTTTGCATAGGAGGCAGTCAGATGTATGAAACGGTACAAGGGGATACTTGGGATATCATCGCTATAAAAGTATACGGATCATTAGCCAATATTAATGAGTTAATGGATGCTAATAGAGCCTATATTGATACTGTGATGTTTAATTCAGGTATTAAGATTACTACCCCAGAACTTATTTCACAGCAGTCTAGTAAACTGCCTCCATGGAAAAGGTGATAAGATGTTAGCGAGAAGATGTTATGCATCTATAAAATATAAAGGTACTGATATAACCGAGGCCCTCGATGGAGATGTCCTCGGTTTTTCTTTTAAAGACAATATGGACAAAGCAGATGGTATAGAACTTAGTCTTGCTGATCCAACAGGCAAATGGATGAAGGAGTGGTTTCCTGAAGAAGGGGATTTTATTGAAGCAGAAATTCACACTGTAAATTGGCGCAAAGATGGTGAAACAGAACGTCTTATGTGCGGTCGTTTCATTCTTGACACACCAAGTTACTCAGGTTTCCCAAATCAGATGAGTCTTAACGGAACATCCGTGCCAAAGGATACTGGCATTACAGATCCACAGAATAGGACATTTGAAAAAATAGCTTTTAGTGCATTAGCTTTACAGATCTCTACTTGGTACAGTTGCGAGTTAATGTATTTAGTTAACGAAGATCCTATTATTTCATACTTAAAACAAGAGAATGAATCGGATATATCCTTACTTTCAAATTTATGTAGAGAAAAAGGATATTTTCTTAAAATTTCAGAGAATCGTATCGTGATTGCAGAAGATAAAAATCTTCAAGGGAATCCTGTAATGGAGATTGGACAGGATACTAATGGGTTAAAAGGATTTAGTTTTTCATTTAGCTTGGTTTCGAAGTACAAAGAATGTTCTATTTCTTACTTTGATGTTAGATCAGGAAAACTACTGAAATATGTTCATCCTATTGACCAAGATGGTGAGAAGGTATATCACCTTGACCAAAGGGCTAATAGTTACGAAGAAGCGGTAGGTATTTGTAAATCACTTGTAAGAGAAATTAGTAAAGGTAAGTTTATGTGCCAACTTGATTTGGTTGGTAATGTAAATGTGGTGGCTGGTGCTACTGTGAAATTAAAGGATTTTGGTAGATTTGATGGGGAGTATTTGATTACAGAAGCAGATCATCAACTTGATGGCACTTATACGGTGTCAGCAAGTGGTTATAGATTGGAGGTATCAGATGGTTAAACGCGCTACATTACATACAGTTGATTATGAAAATGGCAGATGTCGTGTAAAATACCAAGACAATCTACTGCTCTCTAAAGAACTTGTTCTTGTTGCAACGAAAAAGCCTCTTATTGGGGATGAGGTTGTTGTTATTGAAGACGGTTTCGATGGTGTCTGTCTAGCTGACATTTATAAAGAGGTGGCATTATGATTGGCTATTTCGGAGCGATCCCTTTTGAAGTATCTGCAGATAAGGTACAAACCTTTAGAGATTTTACAAGAACGACAGCTGGTAGGTGGAGTGATCAAACTGTTAACTTAAAGAAACCTATAAGGACATTTGCAGGCCCAGAAAATGACACGATAACATTTGTTATTACACTTAGCAGGGGACTAGGTGTGAAACCAAGGGAGATGATGAATAAATTTATTGATTACGCTCGAAATGGTGAAGCGCATGTGTTTTCTATTGGGGGAAATCCGTTAGGTGTAGACAGGTGGACGCTAGATGATGTTGGACAGGCTTATAATTATGTTTTGAATGATGGCAGTATATATAGCTGTGAGTTATCTATTTCATTAACTGAGTATGTGGAGGGGATAGAATGACATTTGGTGAACCAGTTGTATCTGGTGTGAATAAAGAACAAGTAGAGAGGTTACGCTTTATATTTTCCACACCAAAGGGGAGTGTTCCTTTAGAAAGAGATTTCGGGATAGATTTTGATGTGGTTGATATGCCTATGGAAATGGCCAAAGGAAAATTAACAGAAGAATTTATTGTCGCAGCAAGGAAGTATATTGGTGCAACTATAAGTGTAACTTTTGAACAAAGAGATGAATTAATAACACCAAGGGTGGTGATTAAATGAAGATAGATGATTTACCTGAAATTAAATTTGATATAGATATTGAGACGCTTATAAGTGAGCGAATTAAATTATATGAAGATACTTACTATGAGGACACTGGTGAAAGAATAGTCCTTGAAAAATCTGATCGTGATCGTGTGATTATAAAGACGCAATGTTTAGCTGAGTATCAGTTTATGAAGTATGTAGAAGAGCAGATTAAGAATAACTTATTAAGGTATGCGCGTGGCCCATATCTAGATAATCTTGAGCCCGTATCTGTAAAACGATTTGAAGCTTCTAGTGCCAAGACCATTATTAGAGCTACAGTTGCACCTAATGAAAACGAACGTATAGTATCTGCAGGTAGAAGTGGCACACCGAATGGATCTATATTCTTTGAAAATAAGGATCCTATTGTTATTCCTGCGAATGTAGATTCAGTAGATATTGTTTTTACATGTAAAACTGCAGGTGAAATTGGTAATGGCTATATGCCAGGACAAATTTCGACAATGGTTGAATCAGTGCCTGAGTTTTTGAGTATCACGAATATAAATGTTTCTTCTGGAGGGAGTGAACTAGAAGGTGATGGCCCTTATCGCGAAAGAAAAGTAGAAGGTAATGGAGGAACTTCTGTCGCAGGCCCTGCAGATTTATATGTAACTCTAGCGAAATCTTATGATGTAAATATATCTGATGTAAAAGCTTTATCAGAAAATGAGGGAGAAGTTACGATTATCGTGCTTCTTCGAAATGGTGAGCTACCATCACTGGAATTTATGGAGGGCCTACGACTCTTCATGTCTGCCAAAGATAAGCGACCAATGAATGACAAGCTTGTTGTAAAGGCACCAGATGTTATTCATTATGATATATCGCTGACATTTTATTGCTCTATAGATAAGAAATCAGCGGTTGAGGCATCTATCGATTCCTATATAGCTTACCAAAAGTCAGTGATTGGTCGTAAAGTGAATCCGACAACTTTGAGCACTTATATGACCGCTGCAGGTGCAAAGCGTGTGGAAATTACATTACCTATCTATACTTCGATTAAAGAGTTAGAAGTGGCAGTGTGTCAGAACAAAAATATCACGTATGGTGGTGATGTAGATGCAACTTAAAAGTATTCAGCTAGACAAGCTTTTGCCACCTAATATGCAGTCCATAGAGGAGCGGGTTTTATACAAAGTACTCAATGTTTCTTATGAAAAGATGGCCTATTATGCTTCGCAGTTAGCGATTTATTCTGATATCGATTGTATGGAAGAAATGATCCTGGATCATCTCGCTTGGCAAAGGAAATCTGATTTATATGAGTCCACTATGAATATTGAAACAAAACGGGCTGTTGTAAAAAGCACTCCTATGTGGCATCAACAAAAAGGAACAGCTGCAGCTGTTGAAGATGTCGTATCAAAAATATTTGATACATCTACTGTAAAAGAGTGGTTTGAGGCGGGGCTTCAACCACATCAATTTGCTATTGAAACAACAGATAATTTAACGAGTAGAGAGAAAATTGATGATGTCAAAACAGCTGTTAATAAGGTTAAGCGATTAAGCTCACATCTTACAACAATTGTTGTTAAGCGTGAATCTAATCTGTCTGAGTCAATAGGTATAGGAATTTACAAACATAAAAAACTAACGATAGGTGGTGAATAGATGGGATATACAACAGTAATTACAACAAAAGGGCAAGAAGCGCTGGCAAAAGCAATTGCTGGTGGATCACTACCACTTAGTCGAATGGTGATGAGTAAGCAAAAGGGGAGCGACGAAGTTCTCGGTCATGAAACTTTATCGGTTAATATAAGTGGTTCTGAGGTAATAGGCACTAAACTAAAGATTTCGGCGAGTTATATCAATACAACTGTAGGGACCGGTTTTCAAGTTCACGAGATTGGTATCTATGTTAATGATTCTCAAGATGGTGAAATATTGTTTTCTGTTAGTGCCAGTGATTCACCAGATTATATGCCTGCTCATACTGAGCATGCGCTAGAGGAAGAAGTGGTGATTTATCTTGAAATTGGGGCTACTGATATTGTAACGACGATTGAGAGTAGTTTGTTTGCAACAAAGGATGACATGAATGGACTGAAAGAATGGGCTCAGGGGGCATTTGCATTGGTAGGGCATGGGCATGATGGGGTTTATGCTAGGGCAACTCATAATCATAACGGTACCTATGCCACTGCAGGACATAATCACGATGGTGTATATGAATCACCTATTGCTAAGAAGTCTGGGTTTAATCTGGATAAATCGGATAGTGTTTCAAGTACTTCTTCACTGCTCTTGGCTACTGCTAAGGCAGTGAAGAGTGCTTATGATAAGGCGGTTAGTGCATTGAATATCGCCAATGGGAAAGAAGCAGCATTTTCAAAGAATAGTGGATTTAATTTGAATAAATCAAATAGCATATCCAGCACTTCATCTTCGACACTGGCTACTTCTTCAGCTGCAAGAACAGCTTACAATAAAGGTGTTGAGGCGTTGAATAAGGCGAATACAAAAACAAAAGTCACAGTTAGCACAACCGCACCAGCAGTAGCTGTTGACGGTGATCTTTGGATTAACCCGAATGCGTAGGTGATGTAAATGTCAAAAATGTATCGAAAAAACGGTAGCAGTTGGTTAGAGGTAAAGAAAGGTTTTAAAGTTAAGTATGGCAGTGGGTATATAGAACCGAAGCAGATTAACTATAGATATAATGGAGCTTGGCACAAACATGCTTTTGAAACAACCGTGGTATTTGAAGGAGGATATGGATATGATGCATATGGTAGACGGAAAGGTGCGTATCGTGAGTTAGCTTATGACGGAATGACTGCAATTAGATCTGTTTTTCCATCGTCGCCAGTACTTCCCTATGATGTTGGCGGGTTGAATAAAAATAAACTTTATGTGCTCAATAGGTCAGTCTTCAAGGAAGTGGATAGACAGATTCAAGAATATAATCCTAGTACATTAACACCAATAAGAACTGTAAATAATAAGATTAGTAGCAACTATTATGGTATTGCTGGTTCGGATGATAAATTGTGGTTATCCTATAATTTTCATGAGATTCATGAATATAACCCGAGTACGGGCGTTAAAATAGGCTCTGTAAGTAGACACGCTGAAACTATTGGTAGATTTGATGAAACTTTAGTGAGTTGGGGTCTCGATGCCTCGCTACGCCAAGGTCCAATTGATGACGCTTTCGCAACTACCTTAAGCGTGAATTGGAATTATGGTAGAGTTCATGGTATATCAGGCATTGATGGGAGATTATTTATAATTTATTATGTACAGAGTTCTAATCAGTATATTCGTGCCGAAGTAAACCCATCAACTATGACACCGATAAACTCTTATAAGTATGTTAAAAAGTCTACGGATGTTCTTAATTCATTTGAGCCAGAAAGTGGGATGGTTCTTTTAAAAATATAAGGAGTGAAATGTTATGAAAATAAAATTATTAAAAGGTGAATTAATTGACGTTATGCCAGGGGGTGTTGTAAGAACTGATTGGGAAATAACTATTCGTGCAAAAAAAATTACACAAATTAAAGATAAATCAGACCAGACGCTTACGTTTTTCGAAGTTTTAGATGAACAAGCATGGGATGCATCTATGAAGGGTATACCACAAGTAGAATTGTCTTCTATTGAAGAAGTAAACACATATATTACAGAAAATAATAGCGACGTATATGTTAAAGATAATGAACCCTTAATGTCAGCAAATTTAACTAATCTTGCTAATTCAGGCGTTATTAAATTTGAAGAGATGAAAGTTGATTGGACGGAGCAAGAAGAACTTGCGTATCTCTATGGCAAAGGGTGTTCAGGAATTACAAAAAATAAAAGATATCAATTATTGTCAACAGAATAATTTGGGAGTTAAGTATGGAAAATGTGAGGTCAAACAAAGAAATACCAGAAGAGTTCATGAAGTATTTTAATAAGATTGTAGAGGTTGAAGCGTCAACTAAATCAGCTCATAAACGCCTTGATGGATTTGAAAAGCACACGGAAGCAATTATCAGGATGAGTGCTGCAGTAGAAAACCAAACTGATAAAATTACAGAGATTATTGATCTACTCAAAGAAGAAAAAGAAAGAAACGATACACAAGATACTCGTATAGAAAAATTAGAGAACAAGCCTGGCCAACTGGCACTAAAAGCATGGATTTTTATTATTGCTTCTGGTGGCAGTTTTTTACTGGGCTGTTTATTCAACACCTTGGGAGGGAAGTAAATGGATTATATTAAACAGGCAGCATTAAATGCAGGTATTGAGGTCATAGATTATAGCCTAGAATTTTCACCTGCATTATCAAAGAGTCATTCGGATATTACCCACATTGTTTGCCATCATGATGTATGGCCTGGTGGAACCATGAAAGATATCCATAGGGATCACAAGATGAACAATGGGTATCGAGGCGCTGGATACCATGCAAGATTCCCTGCAGGTGGTGGCATAGAACTTGGTCGTTCCTACGGAATGATTGGTGGTCATTGCAAACAAGATAAAATGAATTATAGATCAATTGGCCTTGTGTGGGAGGGTAACCTCGATGTAACAAATATGACTGCAGAACAATTTAAAGATAGCACAAAGTTCCTTGCTGAATATCTTAAGCTAACAGGGCAAGAGCTTGATAAAGTTCTACCTCATAATCACTTTGCTAATAAAAGTTGTCCAGGGAAAAACTTCCCAATGCTTAAGATCAAACGAAGAGTACAAGAAATACTGGATCAAGAGGGAGATAAGGCTGCTCCATGGGCTGAAGAAGCTCAAAAATTTGTAATGAGCAAAATGGTTGATAATCTTCCTTTATCAGATGGTACTAGACCATATGAACAGATGACACGCCAAGAGCAGTGGGTAATGCTAGAACGTTTTTATAAAGTGATGATAAATGAGTTTAAAAAGATGATTGAGGAGGAAAAACAATGTTAA